GTTACCCCGCAAGGCACATAGGTACCCCCTACCTGCTAGACCCCCCCCGGTCTAAAAAATACAGGCATATACTATTCTTAGATGTGGTAGGGGTTTACACAAATCGAGTGAAATTTTGAAAGTACTATATAGATATATTAAGATATATAGCTATATTAGTATAGATATATTAAGCATACTAAAGGGATAACAGTAGTGCTTCTAAGTGTAATAAGGCTCCATTAGTCACTGGCTGTTGTTACCGCAAGTGGGCTCCACTAAGCATGGGGGGGAGTTCTAATGAAGCAAACCTTTATATAGGGTCTAGACTTTGGTAGGGTATGACAAAGATATCAACGAAAATAGCAACAACATGTGAAGACATCAAAACTTTGCTTCTGGAAAAGAACGCTAAATATGGCAATAGCGCAGTAGAGCCTATTAGCATCTTCTCGAAGCAAGACAACGCAGCCGCGATTTGCGCTAGGATAGACGACAAGCTGTCCCGAATCAAGAACGTTGGGCTCAACGATGCTACAGAAGACACCTTAGATGACCTGATAGGTTATTTGATACTGCTCAAAATAGCACGCGACGAGCCTAATAGAGCCCAAACGACTATAAATATAGATTTACAAGGGGCGATTTGTTAATGTCAGACGGTTGGGAAGCAAGTTCAATGCGTTTGAGTCCTTCAAAGATAAACACGTTCAGAAAATGTCAACGCGAGTTTTACTACAAGTACATCGCTAAGTTGCCAGAACAAAAGACCATCCATTTATTTCGCGGAACTTTAGTTCATGCGATTCTTGAGGATTTATTCAAGACACAGTTCAAGAGTTTTAGCGCATGGGAGAAAGGTAATCCTCATGAATGGATACTAAACGAGTTTGAAAATGGATGGGCAGACAAGATTGAGAAGCATAAATGGTTGTGGGACATACATTCTGACGAAGAAATATCTGCTATGAGGGTAGAAACACATGATATTTTGGTCAATTTCGTAAAAGCTGTCGATAAAAAACTGAATGAAATGGTTGATTGGAAGATATACAAGTCAAAATGGCAAGCTTGGAACAGTGTAGCACCTAAATATGCAGAAAAATGGGTAAAATCACAGAAATATAACGTCATTGGTATAGTAGATGTCGTTTGTAATGACTTTGATGGTGGTACAACACTGCTAGATTACAAAACAAGTAAGCGTTATGGACCATATCTACCTGAAGATTACTACGTGCAACTAATAATTTATGCGTTTTTGTACACGTTAGAGATGGGAGACATGCCAAACTTCGTTGGAGTGTCATATTTACGCTTTGACGACACGTTTTATGTTAAAGTCAACCAGCAAGTTTTAGATGAAGCTAAAGAAATCATCATGGGAGTGCACGATTTACTCAAAGAAAAGCACGAAGAAGAGGATTTTGACCAAAAACCACAGAATTTATGTAAGTGGTGCTCGTTTCACAGTAGTAAAGATGGTCCGTGTGATGCAGAAATACCAGTTTGGAAACCAAAAGGTGGGTACAAACCCAAAAAGAAGTACGCTAAAGCGGAAAATGCCACACTTTCTGAGGATGATATCGAAAAATACATGACACAGCCAGAAGAGGAGGAACAAAAATGATAGATGGACCGATGGTACAGTCACTTGCGGCAATGTTTGGACTACTTATGTTGTCCGCTGCGTTTTGGTTAGCGTTGAGATATGCAGACTGATGACGTGTTTTGGGTTGACCAGCCGTATAGTATGGGTATATACGTTCAGTTGAGGATATACATGCTTCAACTGACACTATATACGACGAAAGCTTTAAATACTATGACGTTCTAATAATATGCATGGCGCGCGACGATTACGGCGCTATCTCCGTGATTTCTGACGAGGAACGAGAAGCTTTAGGCTTAGGAGGTAGAGGTCGAAAACCAGACGAAGAGGAAGGTCTATTCGAAACAATAGGCAAAGCAGGTGATAAACTTGGCGAGACTCAGTTAGGTAAAAAGTTAGGTTCTATACTTACCGTGTTGATTTTAGCATTTTTTGGCGGTGGTGGTGACCTAGGCGCTATACAAGAGATTTTCGGAGGAGAGGATGAAGGTAAACCAAGGGGTGGATGTACTGACCCAACTGCCATTAATTATAAAATCGATGCTGATTTTGATAATGGTACTTGTGTATTCCCTCCTCCTGTTGTCTATGGATGTACTAACCCCGAAGCAACTAATTATAACTCACAAGCTACTCATGATAATGGTAGGTGTCAGTTTTTGGGTGGACCGGTAGATAACGGAACAGGAAATCAAACTAACGAAGATGATACTATTTATGGATGTATGGATATAGATGCATCCAATTATAATGATAGAGCAGAAGAAGACGATGGTAGCTGTGAATATGAAGAGTATGATTGTACAGCTAATGAAACTTATTTTTACGATGGTATGGAATTCGGTAACTATTCAAGAGAATACAACTCATTGAATATTACTGTTGACGTGGATACTGATTGCGACCAAGACACACTACCAATAATGATTGGTTATGATGTAGGTCATATGAAAGTAGAAGACAATGAAACCGTTTACAATGGATATATGTGGAATGACAACTACTTCAACGTAACAGGATGGGAAGCCAACGAGTACGAATTACACTCAGGTGTAGAATACTTTACAGAACCATATACTGGTTGGTACACTATATACGTTAATCTATTCGCAGATTGGAATAGAGATGGTGTGTATGAGTTTGTCTCATGGTTTATGATTGAAGATATAGTCTTGGAGGAAGAATGAGTGATGGAACCAATAGAGATTCTGGAAATTCTAGCAATAGTGATGGCTGTGCTAGGTGTGATATTTGGTGTACTTGTTATAAGTTCAGTGGTAAAACGAGTTTTTCGTTATCTTCCACAACTTCCCTCACTCCAAAAACAGAAACCATCAAAAAAGCAAAAGAAGAAAAAAAGGAGGACTGAGAGAATGAGTAAAGACACAGCAAGTGAAGGAGTAACATTCAACGACATCTTTATGTTTATGATAGCTGTACCCTTAGTATTACTATGGGTAGGTTTTGCAGGATTCGTTATACACAGCGGTTTGCAAGACGACTCTGTTCTAGAACAAATAGAGGGGTATACAACTTTGATAGCCATTCTGGGAGGGCCAGCCCTTCTGATTATCAAAGATGCCTTAGATGTTTGGAAACAAGAACAAGCAGAAAAGACAGCTTTCTACAAAGTAAAGGCACAGGCAGTTATAGATTACAACGATGCAGCTCAAAAGCAAATGCAAATGATAGAAGCAAATGCACAGCAACAAGAGCACAAGATGGAAGCATCAAGTATATCTAAAGCAACACCGAAGAAGAAAAAATAAAAAGGAGATAATAAATGGCAAATTACGATGTAAGTGATTTTACAGAAACCGCAGATAGCCTAACAGCATGTCTAGCTTTAGTTGAAGCTAAACTAGATACAATTGACGATAGTAAGACTATACGTTTGTTAGAGATACACAAGGTTGGTAATAAATTCGCATACGCTTTAATAATAGACGCATAGATATGACTTGTCCTATTTGTGAAAAAAGAACAGTAGGTTATCTATACGACGGTACTAGACGTTGTTATACTTGTAGACCTATATACAAGGGATAATCTTTATATACTCACACGCCCTAATAGTATTGTGGCCTCTAGAAAGACCACGAACCCACAGGATTCTTACGCAGTATGCGTCTTATGGGGCCACACAACGAAAGCTTTATATAGTCCATTGACATTATATATTTGCAGGTGAATAACCTATGGCAAACGAAACATCAAATCAAACAGCAGAAAATAATGAAACAACTGAGGGTAACCTCACTGCCATTATTGATACTGTAGAAGAATCAGGCTTGCTAGATACTATTATGGACGAACCATTACTCATGGCTCTCGTTGTATTAGTTTTAGGTCTAGGTGCTTACGTAGCTTACACTGTACCAGCAGTCAAAGCTTTAGTATTCAAATACCTAAAAAACAACGAAGCAGAGTTGATGGAACTTTTAGATAAGAATCTAACCAAAGCTCAAATGAAAGCCTATGAAAAACTAGATGAACAAGCTCAATTGCACGTAAAAGACTCTTTAGTCAAAAACGTCTTGATGACAGCTTGGGATGAAAAGGATGACGAACTAGCTGGTCTAGTCAAATCCAAAGTTAAGGCTGCTCTTGACGAACAGAAGTAATGGACGTTAAGGGATACGAAGAGCGTTTAAGAGAGAGAGTGGGTGAAGGAGAATATGAGCGACATAAAGAACTCGTACGACTTCTTGCCCGCAATCTCGCGCTTGAAGACTTGTTGTGGGAAGAAATTCTTGTATCTATTCGGGATGTTGACGCGAGAACAGAGCTCTTGCGACAAAGAAACTCGATTGTACGTGATATCCATACTGAGTTTCGCGCTCTTAATATAGAAGTACCAACTGTAGTGGAAAAAAATACTGAAGGTTTTAGTAAGATATTGGAAGGTTTGATGGATGACGATGACGATAAAAAACGAGCAGAAAGCACTGAACGCAGCGATTAGCGGTATTGCAGCTCATGATTCGTTAGCTCTAGAAAATATTTTTGAAAAGTGCAGAACTAGTAAAAAGAAAATGACTTTACTGGTTCGTGCATTTTGTGAGTGCTATCTTATTGACAATAAAAGAAGACCACTGAAACTTAGACCTATGCAAGAGGATATTGTTGTTGAATCTTTGACATATCCTGACGGTGATGTTGAAAAACACCGTAAAGTAGCAATATTGGCTCCACGTGGCTCTGGGAAAAGTTTTGCCCTTTCGGTAGCTACAGTAGTCTATATGTTCTTTAAAAGATTCAGAGATTTAGTTTTTGTCTTGGCTCCAAGTGAAGACCAAGCAAGTTTGATATTTAATTATTGTTATAGGCATTTTGCAGATAATGCTTTTTTAGATGGCTTAGTAGACCATTACAGGTTTCACAATAAGCCTAATATCACAATGAAGGGAGGGACGGTGCTACGTAGAGCTCCTATAGCTGCATCTAATCAGGGGCAAGCTATACGTGGACAACACCCAACATTTCTGATAGTGGATGAGAGTCCATTGATAGATGATAAGTTATTTATTGATAATGTAGAACCATCAATAATATCTAATAGTGCACCATTTATCAACTTAGGTACTCCAAAATCAAAAGAAAATCATATGTATCGTTATTTATACGATGAATCTTATGCAGATAGTTTTACACGATTACATTATACATGGAGAGATGCTGTAAAGCGAGGAAGAGCATACGACCCTCCTTATACTGAGGAAGATATGCTTACAAAGATGATGGAATGGGGAGAAGATTCAATATATTGGAGGACAGAATATGAGTGCGAGTTCGTCGAGTCGTCGTCCAACATCTTCAATCCCGAACTACTACGAAGCACATTCACAAGAGGACTTGGATTTCACGAGTTCGGAACGAAAGTTGATAACTGTACTGTGGGTGTGGATATTGGTAAATCCGTTAATAGCACTGTTATTAGTGTATGGGCTTGTCAAAAATCAACTTCACAAAATGTTGCAAGACTTATCTATTTGGAAGAAATCAGTCCTAGAACAGGTGGACATGATATTCCATACCAGCGTGAGCGTATCATGGATATTGCTCGTGGTTTCGGTGCTGATAGGCTTATTATTGATGCGACAGGTATGGGTGGCGCGATTGAACAAGATATAAGGGTGGCAAGTATAGAAAGTGGTATACAGTTTATACCATTTATTTTTACAGGTGGAGCGAAAGGTACCAAAACTCAAGTGTACAGAGACATGGTATCGTATTTACAAAAACAACAAGTCATTGTCCCAGACCCTAAAGATTTACCTCCTGACCAAGCGAAATTGGTCAACAAGTGGTATAGAGAACATGTAGATTTAGAGTATACAATGGATGCAGCTAATAAAACTGAAAAAATATCTGCTCCTACTGGTAAACATGACGATTACTGTGATAGTACAGCTATAGCGTTGCATGGAGCACTATCAATGTTACCAATTTCTGGTAATTTTGCTGCAGTTTCTATGCCAACTAAGCGTACAGTTAATAAAGGTGGCGCTGGATGGACAGGACAAGGTGTTTTTACATCCAGAAGGGGTCAAAATAGACTGAATAAACATAGTCCGGGAGGTATTTGAGCGAAAGCTTTATATACTGTGCCCGCGTTATAGGTATTGATAGCCATGCCTCTACGTGATTATCTGCCTTTCGGCAGAAGAAGAGAATTCGCAAGTGTTGGTGAAAATCCACCTTTTAGTAAGGACAATCCACGAAGTTATGGAGCAGGCGTTATAAAACGTATCAAACTCCAAAGTACATCTGGAATGGGAGGTTACGGTGGTGGAGCAAACAAAGAACCACAGATAGGAGACTATAGAACGTACATGAATGTGTATCTTTCTGACCCTATTATAAGAACTTTAATAGATTTACCATGTATATACGCAGCGAAGGATGGTTACGATATAGTAACTGACGATGACGCAGAGCGCGAGGCTATCACTAACTTTTTTGATGAGATAAACATTGACCATATTATATACTCTTGGTTACGTAACGGTAGAATCTTTGGAACAGGTTATCTGGAATATACTGGAGATAACTTAGTTTTAAGGTCGTCTCAAAATATGTATGTACAAAG